TAATATTAATATGAATATTACACATTTAGTTTTATCAGGCGGAGGGATGCATGGTGTAATGTTCATAGGTGCACTAAGATATTTATATTTTAAAAATTTAGATAAAAATATAACACATATCGCTGGGTGTTCTATTGGATCTTTTATAGGTCTTATGTTTGCTTTTAAAATGCAAATAAATGAGATGGAAGAAATAATATATACCGCTAGAAAAGACGAAGAATTATGTAATGTTCCTATAAAAAATTATATTAAATTAATAACCGAATATGGTATATGTGATGTGTCAAAATTTATAATTCATCTTAAAAGGGCAGTTAAAAATAAATATCCTTTTTTAGATGATATCGTTACTTTTAAAGATATTGCAAAAAAATTTGGTATAAATTTATATATGTCTTCTACTAATATTAATTCCTGTGAAAATAGGATTTTTTCAATTGAAGATACTCCTGATATATGCGTATTTGATGCGTGTTGTGCTTCAATGTGTATTCCATTATTATTTAAACCTATATACATAGATGATTATTATTATGATGGCGCATTAACAAATAATTTTCCTATAAAAATATTTGAAAAAGTTCCTAGTGAAAATATATTAGGAATGATATTACAAAAAGAAAATAAACAGATTATTGAAAAAACTAAAAATATTAATCTAATATATATAATTAAACAGTTGTTTACAATATTTAACAAATTAAGGGTAAAACATGTTCTTTTTGAGCAAATAAAAAATAGCAAAATAAATAATTTTTATTATCCTACTAATTTACCATTAGATAATACAATGAATATAACATTTAGTAGATTAGGAATGAAATTAGAATTAAAAAAAAAACAAATTGATGATATGATATTTGCAGGTTTCGAAAGTATGATGGAATATATGGATGAAAGATATAGTGATTATATTGAAGAAATAAACGAACGTACTAAACTTACTATAGATTTATAATTTTATTTTAATTTTATTATTAATATAATAAGGTTTATTATTTATTATTTTAGCATTTAATGGTTTTTTATCAATAAATATATTGTTTGGCATCTGCAATAATTCATTGATAATTCCTTCTGATAATTTATTTAAAAATTTAGTATTTTTTATATATATATATTTATTATCTTTATAAATATTCTTTAATTTATATTTAAAATCACTGACAAATATCGAAAACTCATCAGATGGTAAATTTATAGGCGCGCTAATATCTGCGAGCCAAGAATCTTTTGAAATATTTTGATTTACAAATGGACCCATTATTCTTCTATAATCATCAAAAATATCATAAGTGTCTACGCGATTTATAGTTGTACATAAACCAAAATCATATATATACATAGAATATTTGCTAGTCTTCAAATAGTAATTTTTTCCGTTTATATTATAATGATAATAACCTGTTAGATTATTATTGTAATGGTATAAGAAATTACCCCAATGACAATCTCTATGTATATATCCTAAATTATGAAAAGTTAATATTGATAACATAATTTGTGCAAAAACATTATATAATAATTCATTATTCTTTAAAAAATCTTTTTGTTTACATAAATGCTTTAAATCGCCGCGTGCAAGTTCATTTAATAATATGATATATGTTCTGTTATTAATAATATCTGGTAATTTTTTATTTGACAATATGTTGCATTTAATTACTTTATAAGTTAAAATAAAATGTTTAGATATTTTTTTATTAATGATTAATTCTGTTATTTTACTATTTAATTCACTTTCTAATATGTTTCTATTGTTTTGTATCATCAGTTTAGCAGCTATAGGGCGCTTACCAATTTCATTTTTAATTTTTGCAATATAGATATATCCATATTTACTCGATGTTCCAATTCTTTTTACAAGGGTTATTTTATCTTTTATCGTATAATTTATGATACTTGTTTTTTCAATATGTCTTACATTTAAACATTCATTATTACTGATATCTGATATTTTATTTAGTATATGGTTATAATAAAAAATTCTACTATCTAAATTATATTTTATATTTTTGTCATCAAAATATTTTTTGATATCTTTTATGCCAATAAATTTGTTATTTTTTTTTACTACTACTTTCTTTGCAGATATGTATTTAGAATCGATTGTATTAGACAATGACCCTTTTGACATAAATTTACTTTTATATTCGTGCGAAGAATTCATTTATGCTTTTCTATTATAGTACAATATTCTAATATATTAATATAATAGATTTGTTAATGAATAATACCGAACCTTATATATTTATAATAGATTTAGACGGAACTATAATTGGAAATTGTACATATCAATGTGATATATATAATATTATGGAATTAATAAAAAGTAGTAAAAAAAAGGATTTAAATAAATATAAAATATTGTGTGATAAATCTTTAAATGATAGTTATAATGACAAATCTTTGCTCATAAGACCGCATTTTTTCTATTTTGTTCAATCTATGAAAAAATTATATCCACAATCGTATTTTTATATTTATACAGCATCAGAAAAAAAATGGGCAATTAAAGAAATATCTATAATAGAAAAAAATAATAATTTTAAATTTGATAGACCTTTGTTTACTCGTGATAATTGTATTATAGATAATTATGGTAATATAAAAAAATCGATAACAAAAATATTACCTCTTATAAAAAAAAATGTTAAGATGCCTGCTTCATATGATATTAAAAAGCACCTTTTAATAATAGATAATAACCCTACATTTATAGATTATAAAGATAATTTGTTATTATGCCCTACATATAACTATATTAAATTTAATAATTTAAAAGATATAGTACCTGACGAAATTAATTGTAATAATATTAAGAATTATGTAACTAGATTAACAAAAGAACAGAGGATATGTAAAAACTATGATAGTCCGGAATGCTTAGAAAAAATATATAAATGGTTATATAAAAAATGTAAAAAAATAAATAAATATAATATGAAATATTTAAATGACAATTTTTGGAAAGATTTAGTGATACTAATTAAAAATTATAGTATAAAACATTATACTTCTAAAAATATTGAAATTATGCAAAAAAGTATCAAAATATAATTATATAATAATAATGTAATATAAGAATGATATAAATGATATATGTTAGTTTTGATATTGGTGTTAAAAATTTGGCACTTTGCATAATTAAAAAGGTAGATGAAACTCATATTTTAGAAATCATAGATTGGCGCATAATAGCACTTGCGGATAGCAAGAAAGAAATTAAGGGAATTGAAGATATAACTGAAAGAATTTATATGGCGATGGATAACATAATGGGTGAATTAAAAAATAAAAATATAAATATAATTGATTATGTATTAATAGAAAATCAACCTTCAAATTTAAATGGTATTATGAAGACAATACAACATATAATATATGGTTACTTTAGTTTAATTAAATTTTGGGACAAAGATATTAATAATGTTCTCCTAATAAATGCTTCTTTAAAAACTAAAAATCATAAGTATATCATTAATATTGAAAATAATAAACAAGAAGACACTAAAAATAAGAAGGGATTTAGAAGAGATAAGTATAAAATTAATAAATTATTAAGTATAGAATTATGTAGAGAATATATAAGTGAAGATGAAGATTTAAAAAAATTATTTAATGAAAATAAGAAAAAAGATGATTTAAGCGATGCATGTTTGCAGGCGATATCTTATATTAGAAGCGTTGCAAAGGAAGATATTACTAATAAATATAATAAAATATATATGAGCGAATTAATTGAAAATAGTAAATAAATTACATCATTATTAGAATATTATTTATTTTTATAAATGCGTATTAATGTAAATTAAAATATTATAATAGATATATAAACATTTAATATCAAAATAAATATATAATATGGCTTTAATATCAACTCTTAATAACAAAAATGACGATTTGATAGAGTTAAATAGGGACAGTTTTAAAAACCAATCTTTTAATTTCAATATTCCTCGCGAAAATAAGAAATCATTTGACAATTCGTTAAATAACGAATTATTTAATAGACAAAAAATAAGTGATGATGTTATATCTATGTCATCTGCAGGTTCTTCCCGTGCTAGTTCTCCAGGAGGAAAACAAAATTACATGAAAAACATGGGTTCTATTTATAGAAATAAGGATAAATTAGTTAAAGTTAAAAGATTTGACAACGATGATGATAGTGATAGTAAAAAAAGCGGTAGAAGCAGAGCGAGTGCTAAAAGTTATTCTAGTTCTGCAAGTGCAGAAAGCGGTGATACTGTAGAAAGTGGCGAAAGTGGCGAAAGTGGCGAAAGCGGCGAAAGTGGTGAAAGCGGCGAAAGTGGCGAAAGTGGTGAAAGCGGCGAAAGTGGTGAAAGCGGCGAAAGCAGAGATAGTGAAGGGAGTGATAGAAGATTATCAAGAGGAGGAAAATATTCAAATGAAAGAAAGAAATATTTAAGTCCAAAAGAGTTGCTTAAACTAGAACTAAATGAAAAAAGAGAAATAATATATCAACTTGATAGATTACAATCTAAGGGTTTTAAAGTTCCTTTTAATTTTAATATGAATTCTGACCTTGAAGAAATGAGGACCGAATATAACAGAATAATTAGAGAAAAAGAGTTGGATGGAAGTATTCGTTTTCAACAAAAAATGCTAATGGCATTTATATCAGGTACAGAATATTTGAATAGTAGATACGATCCTTTAGCAATTCGTCTTGATGGATGGTCTGAACAAGTTAATGAAAATATTAATGATTACGATGATATTTTCGAAGAGTTGCATTATAAATATAAGGCGACTGGTAAAAAAATGGCGCCTGAATTAAGATTGTTTTTATCTCTCTCAGGTAGTGCATTTATGTTTCATTTGACAAGTAGAATGTTTAAAGAACAACCTCTGCCTGATATTGAAAATGTCTTGAAATCTAACCCAGAATTAATGAAACAATTTCAAAATGCGGCGGCAAAACAATATATAATTGGTAACGAACAACCAACGCCTCAAATGTCACAAAACAGGGGTTCTGGAAATGATAGTATGGGACTATTTAATATGGTAAGTAGTCTATTTGGTTCTTTAAGTAGCGAACCTCAACAATCTAGTATGCCAATGTATCAACAATCACCTCAAATGCAACAATCGCAAAGAATGCAACAATTTAATCCACAATCACAAAATTCTAGAAAACCTGCCGAAGATATTGATAATATTATAAGAAATGTTCATAGTAAAATTTCAATAGATGATAGCGATAATAATATAGAGACACTTTCTGTTAGTGACGAAGAAATAACTTCTATTATAGAAGATACGGCAGATGTTCAAATATTAAAAGGTAAAGGTCGTCCTAAAAAAGGCGTTCGAACTCTAAATATTTAATTATATTTTAATAATTATAATAAAAATAATAGTTATTGCAATAATATAATTATGCAATTATGCAATTAATTTATTTTCTATTTTTTCTTAAATTTGTTATCTTTTTAGCAGAGTTTTTAACAAAGCTACCAACATCTTTAACCGATTTTACAATTCTATCAGGAGTGCGTTGTAAGGTTCTCATCGGGTTGCTTATAGTTTCCTCAATTTCATCTTCAAATACTTCAATTCTATTTAATAGATTGCTTAGGGTGCTTAATAATATAGGTATAATTATTATGGTGAATAGTAGAGTTAAGAATAAGAATAGAGATATCATAGTTCCTACCGATATTATGTCTCTGCTTATATCTTCCGAGCATTTGCATTTTTCATTAGTTAAATATCTAACATAATCAAAGGCATAGTATATGTATACTACAAACATTAAGAAGAATATGAAAGTAGCAATTGAGAGTAATTGAACTACTACATATCCCATGCTTTTAGCGACACTAGTTAGCGATATAAATGAAGTTATTAAGAAATACGCTAATGCTATTATTGTAAAGTTTTTGATAAATTCTTTGTTAGGGTGTTCTGAACATTCACACCCCATATTCTCTAGTTTATAAATGTAACTTAATATTATTAATAATAATATAGCAAATATTGCTTGAATTAATGCACTACTATAAAAAGACAGACTATTATTACTTTCTTTCATTATACTATTTCTTGCTCTATACTATTATATAGAAATAATTTTTTTATAATTCAATAATATTATAAATAAAAAATTTCGTCGAACTATCAAAATTTTTTATATCTATATTTTTAATTTTATCAATAATTTCCGGATATTTTTTAATAGATAATAATTTATAAATTTGTTCTAACAATATATCAATTATATATTTATGGACATCTTCATTTATTATATTAATTACATGTTCAAAAATATTATTCAATAATACAATTAATTCTTCGTTTTTATATTTCGCCCATACTTTATTCATATTATGAATGTTTTTTTTCCATTTAATATAGTCACAATACATATCATATTCATCATTTAGTAACAATAAATTATTTTCATATACATATGCCGGAGGGTTCCATTCTTTATTATTTAAATAATTATCCCAAATTTTATTAATATTTAATACAACATAGTCTTTATCAAATAAATCTAATAAGTTACAATATATGTCATCTTCGCTTGTTTTTATATAGTTCAAAACAATATTAAATAGTTCTTCCAATATTTCATTTTTATTAATGATATTTTTTATTTTTTCGTATATATTTTCCTTATTTTTATGCGATAGTTTATTTAAATAACCTATTAAACTCCTTTTAATCTCCGAAGTTTTAGAAAATTCAGGTATTATTATATGAAACCTATTTTTAGGTTTAGGTTTATTATATTTATCTTTATTATTATATATTTTCTTTGCCCATATCATTTTAGGGTCATAAAATGAGTTAAAGCAGGTGTATGTTTTTTTAATATCGGCAACCTTATCTAAAATATTTTCAGGAATATCAGTTATATTATTATATTCATTTTTAAATTGTTCTATATTAATCTTTATGATTTGTTCGCTCATTATATTTAATTATAAAAAATAATCTTATATATTGAATAATTTAAAAATGAGTACATAATTTTATTTTTTCTAATTTTTAAATAAACCTTTTAAAATTTCTAAATATTTCTAATTATGTACTCATTTTTGTAAAGTTATAATATACATAAAGCAGAGACACTAATTAATAATAAATATGTACAAGATATTAGATACACTAGATGAACTATATACTAATAATTTAGTTTATAGAACAATAATTGTCTGTAATAATACGGACGATTATAAATATATTTTAAATAAGAACAACTATGATGTATATGTTTTAGATAATTATAATGAAAATTTAAATTACGATTCTTTAGACATTAGAATTTTTCTAATATCTAAAGAAAAATTTATTAAGTTTATAGAAGATTATAATAAAACATCAGTAGATGTCTGCTTTTATACATCAGTAGTATTTGAACCAGAAAAAGACGGGACTAGTGAACTTAAAAATACATACAATAAAATATGTAAAAATACTACCCTAATAGTAGATATGTTATAATGTAATAAATAAAAATAAAAAATTGACACGTTTATTAGTATATTAATTACCTTATATTATGAACAAATTTCATAATGCCGCAAGTGACATTTCTGGAATATCTAATATTACAGAACTATTTAATAACTCCTCTGTAAAAAAATGGATTAAATTAATCTCTGTCGATAAAACTATCTTATTTGATGAGTACAATAGGAAGGAGTATTTTACAAAAGTAGCTGATATTGTATTAGACAAAGAAGTAAACATTACAGGTAGTAATGTAGGAAATAAAAAAAGAAATTCATTAATTCAATTTATTCCTTCTATAGATGCTAATGATTATAAGAAAAAAACTGAATGGTTATATTTATTCCTAATAAATAATAGGATTGTAAAAATTGGCGGAACTAGAACAGGTCTAAAAGAAAGGACAGGATCTTATCTTTGTGGACATCACGTAGAAGAAAGAGGTAAGTCCGGAGATTGTTCTAAAACAAATGGATTCATTTATAATACATTTGAATTTTATCTAAATTTAGGTTGTAAAATGCAAATGTATGCTTATGAATTGCCAAAAACTGAATTTAACATTGAAATATTAGGTAAAGATACAAAAGTAAAAGCACAAACCTATCATGCTTATGAAAGTGCATTCATAAAAGATTACGAACAAAATTACAAAGAAAAACCTATATTATGCTGCAATAGTGATCCTGATTATTAAATGTTAGTGGATATGTAATAAATCTCGTCATTAGTAATATTAAAATAATTATATAGTTCTTTATGATTACCTGAATATTCTATAGATGGTATGGGAAAACTTTGCAATATTCTTATGTTATTAAAATTTCCCCATCGACATATATTATTTATAAAGATATATAGAGGATGTTGTAATATTTGTAAGTATTTTTTTGCCTGTTCTTCATCGTCACATAGTATAAATACAATAGATTGTGTCATACCGCAATTATCAATAAATACGCTATATTTATCTGTAGTAGATATGAAAACTTTGTATCCTTCTTGAAACTTATGGGGTTTAGAAGAATATACTGTTTGACTAGGTGTATGTATTAATTTATATTTATATTCCTCATTTTTTTCATCACGAATAAAGTCGCTTTTTGTATATTTATGTAAATAACTACTTGTTTTAATTTCGAATTTAGGCAATTCTGTATTGTCTACAGTTTTTGCTAATATATTTTGCACAACCTGATTATATAATAAAGGAATGTATTTACGAGGTTTTGATATAACAGAACTAACATATTCCTTCTTTTTCCATATACCGGAAACATTTATATTCTTATAAAATGGACAATTTTGAATTATATACCATGTAAAACTAGAACCTATTTTTTTGAAATACTTTTTAGCAGTATGTATATCTAAATGAACTATTTGCATCGATGTAATAATTTCAATTAATACATTTCTATCAGCATAAGACATCCAATTATCAGGTGTTATAAATAATAAGTAACCATTCGGTTTAAGTTGCGATAAAGACTTTTCAATAAAATCTTTAATAAGATTATGATTTTTAGAAGCTCTTTTTCCATTTTCTAAAATTTTTGCATAAGGAGGATTTGCAACTATTAAATCATATTTTTTATCACTATTGTGAACAATAAAATCGTAATTACTTATTTGTAACTTATATTTTTCGCTGCAAAATACACGACGAACATTTTCCAATCTATTTTCATTAATATCATTAAATTCTAATATATTTTCCAAAATTTGTTTTTTATCATGATACTTTAATAACTCAAATAAAATAGGGATACTAAAATTACCATTACCACAACAAGGATCTAATATTAACAAATCGTTTTTTTTCCATAATTCTTCAGGTATTTTTGTAATCATATCGCTTATGCAACCAATTGGAGTGGGTTCGTCATTAGTAGATTTATATGTGCTTTTATCAACATTTAATATTTCATCATAATATTTTTTAATTTCATCAAAAGATTCTGTGTCTATTGTTATATTTTTAGATACAGAAATTTTAACCGGTACAGATTTATTTACATTTGAACTAACACATATTGTTTTTCTTTTTACATGTTGTGTATAATGAGATTTGCTATTAAACTCTTTGCCACATTTTTCACAAATAAAAATAGACATAATTAGATATTATTATATAATTTTAAATCATTTTTTATTATTATAATAAATATTTATAAATTATATTATTATTATCTAATAATATTTTAGAAGTTTGTAAGATAATAAATGGCAAAGCGTGGTATTTCTAGAGATATGATTAGTATGATTAGTATGGTTTTAATAGTTGTATTTTTATTAATTGCGATTGTCGCACTTTATTATATGAATGGTAAAAATTTATTAGAAACCTTCACTGGGAATAAAAGATATTGTTTAGAATATTATTATATGGATGGGTGCGGACATTGTGATAGATTTAATGAGAGTGGTGTATGGGAAGAATTAAAAAACACATACGGAAATCAAATAGAATTTTATAAATATAATAATAGAGAAGTTAAAGATAAAGTAGATAAACATAATATTACAGGATTTCCTACAATTATTGTTACAGAAAATGATAATATAAAAGCAGAATATAACGGTAATAGAGAAAAAGGTGATATAGAGAAATTTATAAGTAGTTATATATAAATAATACATATAAATAAGAATATAATAAAAATGGGTGCCGGATTAATGCAATTAGTATTATATGGGAACATTTCTCAATATATTACTCTAAATCCTAAAATTAATTATTATAAATATTCACATAATAAACATACTAATTTTTCAATAGAGCAGATTACTTTAACTCCCGAAGGTAGTGCAAATGCCGGATTTAAAAGTAGTACTGTACTTAATTTTAAAATAAAGAGATATGGTGACTTTTTATCGAATATTTTTTTAACCTTTAAAATTCCAGATATTTATTCAAATAATGAGCTTAAATTTAGATGGATTACTAATATTGGGTACAATTATATAAAAGAGGCGAGAATAAAAATCGGTAATAATATAATTGAATCTTTATATGGCGAATGGTTAAATATATGGGATGAATTAACTAACAAGGATGGTATTAAATATAATAAATTAATAGGAAATATAGAGGAATTAATAAATCCCTATAATTTTGTTCCAAAATATACAGTTATTAATAACAGATTATATAACATCACATATCCTATATCTACTTATAGTAGTACTAATAATAATCCTAGTATAAAAGGAAGAAAGATACAAGTACCTTTGAACTTTTGGTTTACTAAAAATCCTTCGTTGGCACTGCCATTATTAAAAATGCAAAATATTGAAATATTATTAGAAATTGAAACAAATCCAAAAGGTTTTGACGGATTATATCAGGTATGGAGTAATATATTAAATATGTATGTAAGTCCGCTGTTATACGAAAAAGTACATTCAAAATCAGTAAATATAGATAATTTTGTAAGCCCTAATGATACATTATTTGATGTAAGAAACGAATTAATATGCTCATATGTTTATCTAGATAGTGTCGAAAGAAGTAAATTATTATTAAATACACAGGATATTGATTATGTAATAAGTACACCAAAACGAACTCACGACCAATTTAGTGCAAACGAAACAACAAAAACAATTTCTATAACAAATGCTTCACATCATATTAAAGAATTAATATGGATTGTTAGGAGAATTGATGTTATAGATAATTTTAATAATTATACAAACTATACAGCGACACACGAATATAGCGAAAATATGGGAATATTAGACAATATAGAGATAAAATGGAATAGTACAATATCGCGCACTGATAATGATGCAGAATATTATAACCATATTGTACCTTATAAATATCACACAAACGTTCCGCGCACAGGTTTATACTGTTATTCATTTTCCTTATTTCCCGAAAAACAAGTTAGTGCAGGTTCTTATGACAATAGTAGAGTTACAACATCGCTAACTATAAAAACTAAAGAAACTCTTAAAAATAATAGTAAAGTAAATTATATTAATGATATATTATCAAGTTTAGGAAAATTTTATAGTCCTTTAGTGTATGAAATAGTTATATATGCTATGGATGTAAATGTATTACATATAACAAACGGAAATGCTGGTTTTAGATACAGTTAATTTATTTTTTATATTCTTTATTATTAATAAAAGAATTATGGATTTATTTACTATAATTATAATAATAGTTTTCGTATTTATAATTAAATATTTAATTGATACTATAAATTCCTTAAATTTAGAAATAAGAGAGATTAAGGAAAAATGTATAAGTAATAATAAAAATACATCATTTAAAGAAACAACAAATGTACCTAAAATAAGCATGAATGATATCATAAAGGGTATAACATATTTTAAAAATTATGTAGATGAACAGAAATACTAAAATTATATAAACATATATAAATAATATAAGCGTTTATAATGAAATGCCGAGGAAAAATAAAAAGAATGAAGTAAAATCTACAATAGATAAAAAGAAAGGATTGATGAATACTATGGTCAAAGATGTAGTTTTAGTAGAAAATGAAGATATTATATTGCAATTACCTATATCATCAAATGATATAAATAAAATAAATGTTAATGAAGAATTATTGGAGGCACCCAAACCTTATGAACCTGATTGTTATTATATTAATGAGACAAATGTCTATAATAATATACAAGATAATTTAATAAATGATCCCAATGAAAATAATACATATTTTAATAATGCCTGTGAAAATAAGGATAATACAGAATATATAAAAAATGGAGATAATATAAATTATAAGGAAAAAAACGATAATGAAAATATTATAAAATCTACAAATAATTGTTATTGGTGTTGTCACCAAATAAACGAAAGAATATACGGAATGCCTTACAAATATAATATATCTTCAAATACCTATATATTATTTGGAAATTTTTGCTCCCTAGAATGTGCGAATGCCTATAATTTTTCTTCACATTGCGGTAGTGATAAAGTATGGGAAATAAACAGTTTAATACAGATGTTAAGTAAACATTTTGGGCATACAAAACCCGTGCGTCCCGCGCCTTCGCGATTTTTATTAAATATTTTTAACGGTCCTTTAACAATTGATGAGTTTCGTAAGGGACATCTATCAAATGATAAAACACACCTTCTAAATCTTCCACCAATGATATCTACAACATATAATTATGAAATTGTAAATACATCATATCTAAAAAATATTACAGATAATATGAATAATAAAAATGAAGTCAAAAAAATTAAAAAATGATATAAAGCTTTTATAATTATTATTATTGTGATTAAATGAGCGAATTTAAAGAAGATATTTACTTTTCACCATACAGAGTATCTACTATAACGTGCAATGCGAATATAGGCAAGGATATTAATTTAAATCTTAAAATGTTATTTGATAATATTTTAATTGTAAATAAGGAAAATAGCGAAGCAGGTGTTGTATGGGTTCAATATATGAAGGAGGGAGAAGAATTAAATAGAGGAGAGTATCCTAAAAAAAGGAGAAAGAGTAAAAAGAATAAAATGAAAAAAAATCGTTTTGATAATCAAGTTACAATTATTTGTAAGAATAATGGTTATATGCCTAATATAAAAATATTTAAAAATGGAAATATACAATTGACTGGTATTAAAAATATTAATGATACTGAGGTTATTGTTAATCATATTATTTATAATATTGAAAACATCTATAATAATATTACTAAAGATATTATTAATAATCGATGTGAAAACTATGAATTAAACTTGAAATTTCAAAATTTTAAAATAAGAATGATTAATACAGACTTTAAACTATATTGTGATAGCGAATATAAAATAGGGTTTGGATTAAAAAGAAAAGAAATTCATAAATTATTTATCAGTAACCTCTATAATAATAAATGTTCATTTCAACCTGGTATTTATCAAGGAGTTAAATTAGAATATTTCTGGAATAAATGTAATCTTAATAAAAATGGTATATGTTCGTGTCCTAAACAATGTTATGGTAAAGGAAAAGGTGAAAAAATAAATGAATGTAAAAAGGTAACCGGTGCTTTGTTTGAGAGCGGAAGCATATTAATTACAGGAGGAGTTTCTTTCGAACAAGTAAATGAGACATATAATTATATTTGTGAATTCTTAAAAAAACACAAAGATGTTATCAAGAAAACTCAACCTTCTGCTATTATGATGAACAACGAAACAGATGATATTGTGTTGCAAAATAAAGTTTCTACATATGCTGAAATTGATGAACATATTGTATAAAAGTATGTATATCTATATTTTTACATAATGTATATTATTATCTCATTTTTACTTTATAAGATTTATTATAATTATCATATAACATATAAATAATGAAGAGTTTTTGTTTTTTAACTAACCTATATTATACATCTGTAAGAGATTTATATTAAATTATTTATAGAAACTATAGTTTCATTATTTATACATTTAGATCTATAAATTAATTCAATACTTGAAGATGTATTGTCAAAACAAAAAATTTCATCAATTTTTTGACAATTTAATTTTAAATATTTTGGTATATTAAATGTCAAATCTCTATACGATTTTTTTGCATAATCTTCATTAACTGCTCTTCCGGTTTTAGCATTTCTTTCTTCTATTCTTTTTTTTGCATTAGTATAATTATTATAGACAACACATAAAACAACATTATAACCGTGATCTTTTATTCTAGATATAACAGTAGTATAATAATCTTCAAAATTAGTTCCTGTTCTATCAAATATAATGTTATAATTATTTTTCAAAGCATTATCATATAATTGATTATTAATTTTATTTGCTTCACTATATTTTGTTCTGTCTGAATAAAAAAAATTCTCTAAAACATCGTCGGGACTTACTATTACATAATCATCTAATTTTTTTTTAGTTATATCTAATACAATTTTTATCCCTGAAGTTTTTCCACTACCTGGGCCTCCAACCATAATAATAGCATTTTTATTGCGTTTTATATTTAGTAATTTATTATTTATATATTTATCTATATCTTCCTGTGTAGGAACAGAAGAAAGATTTTTAGGCGATAGTGGTGAAGTGTTTTTAGGCGATAATGATGAAGTTTTTTTAGGCGATAGTGATGAAGTGTTTTTAGGCGATAATGATTCTATAATTAGATTCTTAGTCAAAGTTTTAAAAGGCATTAGTTAATATATATTTAGATAATATATATTATTTTCTATTAAAAAATAATTTAATAATTTTACTGCTTTATTAGTAGTTTTATATTCAATATATGACTTAGGTAATATTCTTATGTTACGACAGGACAGATACATCTGGAACATCGTGAAAACTTTGATTTGCGTCGTAGCAGCTAAAATTATAATTATTTTCTATTCCATTATTCGCTGTATATTTTTTATATTTGCTACTATTTACACTATTATTACCTGGTCTGTTACCAGAAGGTATGTGATGACTAGCATAAAATTGCGAAGCATATGCTACTGCATCAGGTTCTACAGGAGGCATTTTATAACTATTACCCCAAGGTTTTTTATCAAATAAGACATCTCCAGTATATAAACCCGCGTTTTTTTGCTGTGGCGGAGCATATACTTCGTCATTATCTAATACGGCATATTCTAATCCTTTTATCATTATTCTATTATATTAAATAGATATTATTATATAAAGATAAATTTTAATTATTAAATTAAAATGAGTAATACTAATAATGGTTCGAAAAAAAGAAAAGTTGCTGATTTTATAAAAGATGGTATGGAGTCAAATGATATAAAAAATTTAGTCCAAGAAATTATGTTATATATGACAGAAAAGAAAAACTCTTTTTCTTCTCACGAAGAATTATTAAATTCTATGAAATCTTCAATAGAAGGTTTATTATTTTTTGAAGAGAGATATCCTATGTTATATGCTATGGTTACAAAAGAAGAAGGATTTGATTATGCAAGTTTAGAATATTTTTTAAATATGAGAAATAAAATTATTAAAAATGAATTATCTGTCGAAGATGCTTCTAAAGAGGTTGGTCAGGTTTGGTTTGATAAATATTACAAAAATCCTAAAAACGAGTAATAAAATATTTTTATTTTTATAAAATATATTATAATATCTAAAATATATTTAGATGATAATTGAACTTTTTGTAATATCAATATTTATAGGCATTTCTATAGGAATTATAGGCAGTGGTGGTAGTATATTATTTATACCCGCCCTTATGTATTACAATTTAACTTTTCAACAAGCAGTTGCAATTTCTCTATTTCTACATAGTATTCCTAATGCATTACCTGGACTATATTTATATTATGAAAAAGGACATTTAGATTTAAAAGTTGCCGCAATTGTAACTGCAGGTTCAATAATAGGTATAACCATAGGTTCATATTTTGTAATTGAAGATTATATTAATATTAAAATATTATATAGATTTTATACTTTTATTTTAGCTTTAACCACAATATATATGTTATATTATTATTGTTGATACAAAATATTCATTAAAAAAATAAAAATTGATATAAACATTTAAATATATATATTTTTTAACAAAGCATATTATGAATAGCGAAGCGCTAATTTCCAACGTCCCCCCTAAAAACCTTAAGGAATTAATTGTCAACACCTATAATTGCCACGATAGTAATTCTACATATGCCAATACACTAATCTCATTATTGAAAAAATATCACTTCTGGCCCAATATTAAAGTTAAGAAATTTAAAAACAATGACGATTTAGTTCTTCTCCATAATAATTATAAAATGGGAGCAACTGCAGGTGAGTATAAAGAACTTTACGAAGAATGTAGAAGTATTGTTCTCGATTTCACATTGTCTTGTAACAATAATGTTGTTGTAACTTATGCTAACTCTGTTCCTCGAAGAATTAGTTACGAAGAATATATGTCAACACTGTATAATGAAACAGATAAATGCTATGAGGCGTATGATGGTACAATTATTACTGTTTATAATTATAAAAACAAATGGTATTTTGGAACTTCAAGTTGCCCAGATGCAAATAGTTCAAAGTTTTCGCACCCTACAAAATCACACGGTTTAATGTTTGACGAAGTTCTCTATAAGTATTATAGTCGATATCAAGAAATACTTAATATGTTACAAGGACTAACTCAGGAAGAAATCTCGCAAAAACTTCGTGAAATGTTTGTTTCTAATTTAAATATCGAGGATGCTTATGAATTTGTTTTAATTCATAAAGAAAATAAGCATATTGTAGATTATACCGATGTTCTCGGGGAAGATTACAAAGAATTAGTGCATATTAATACTAAAAATAGAACTACTCTATATGAATACGATAGTAATAGTTCATCTATTCAAGATCTATTTAATCTAGGTGTTAAATAT